AACTATCCCCGGTTCAAAAAAAGATCATCGAACTGAGAGAACGCAAGAGGAAAGACAACCAGGAAAGACAGGTAAACGAATATGCAGTGAACGAACATAAAGCAGTCATGATGCGGCGCGATGCGATTTCAAAAGAAGCAGCACATATATCCGCGCCGTATGATGCGGCTAGCGTCTTAAAAGCAAAGAAGAAGAAAAAAGTAAAAACGGCTGCTAAACAAGCAGCGCCAACAGTAAAAGAAGTCTCGTTGTTCTAAGAATAATTCCTTATATACATATATAACGTTATTTTGGATTTCCCCCTATATATGTATATAAGGATTATCTCTATTTTTTTTACGCCGTCTTTGACGGTTTTACGGGCTTGTATTGGGTTTTATCTTTTCAACCATTAGGAATAATAATTGCGTAATAAGAGGGTGACATCATGATACCTAGATCTTTTATCAGAGAGAAAAGAATATATTGTGGCAGTTTTCTTGAAGTGGAGATATACCGAGTATACGATGTCACGAAAAAAGGGAGAAAAGAGAAAAAGCAGAAGTCGTCATTGAAGATGATCCAGGCAAATGAAAAAAATGCCAGGAAGAAATTGAGAAGAAAAATAGCAGCCAATTTTGATAAGGGGGACTATGTGGTACATCTGACATATGCCCCGGAGTTTTTGCCAGCCAGTCCGGAAGAAGCGGAAACGATTCTGACGAACTATTTCCGGCGGATAAATAACCGGCGCAAAAAAGAAGGCTTGCCTAAAATGAAGTACATCGCTGTCACGGAATGGAAAGAAAAAGACGGCGGGAAAATGTACAGGCTTCATCATCATGTCATCATGGACGGGGCACTTTGCCGGGACACCATCGAAGAGCTGTGGACGGCACCGAGAAGAAAAGGGGAAAAGGTGCGCCCATCTTTAGGCTATGTGAATGTGAATCGGCTGCAGCCTTCCGAAACAGGATTTACCGACCTGGCGAATTATCTCACCAAAGGCATACCGAACAAAAGACGCTGGCGGGCATCGCAAGGATTGAAAGAGCCGGTTGTAAAAAAATCGGATTATCGTTGGTCCGGGAAAAAGTTAAATGAAATGGCGGCACTGGTTGACGTCAATACAGAGTGGGAAAAATTATATCCGGAATATTGGTACAGCAAGGCGACAACAAAACTTGATGAAATGCGAGGCTGGATGATTAGCGTTGTCATGAGGAAAAAGGAGAGCGATGTAAGAAATGCTAAAAATCGTCATACCGGGGACATTGCCCGGATTGAACGAATATGTTCGGGCAAATCGTGCAAACGCACGAAAAGGTAGCAGGATGAGCCGTGACGCTCATATGCTTTGTAAGCTGGGCATGCTTAAAGTGAGAGACTGGCGTATCGACAAAGCCAAGATTGTGTTTAGGTGGATTGAACCGAACCGCCGCCGCGATAAAGATAATGTGGCGTTTGCAAAGAAGTTTATTTTAGATAGCTTGCAGGAAGTGGGGATCATCAAGAATGACGGATGGGATGAAATCATCAGCTTCCGGGATGAGTTTTATATAGATCGGAGGAATCCGCGGGTAGAAGTGTACATTTTTGCACCCGATGAGAAAGAGATGGTGTAAATGACAGAATCAAGAAGCAAGGTTTTAAAGCGCTGCCCTTTTTGTGGTACGCGCAAGCCTGTCATGCTGTGGAGCGGCGGAAGCCAGGTATATTACGTCTTCTGTACTAATTGCCGGGCCAAAGGCGGGTGGAGCAAGTCACGGGAAGAAGCGGCCGAATTATGGAACGCGAGAGTTTGGAAATAGGAAGACAGACGCAGCCCAAAAGATAGAAAGCGCCTATAAAGGAATTTTGCCATTGCTAGGGGGTGAAAAAGGATAGATGCAGACCGCCGCCATGATGCGGACAAGTAAGCTATACAGGAGGTAGGAACATGACAGCTGATGAGTATTTAGGCCAGTACCGGCTGATTGAAGCCGAAATAAAACAGCGTGAAAAGTTAATTAATAGAATGAGGAGAGAAATATTTAGCGGCCCGACTGATAATGTTACAGCTAACATCGATGGCGCTATCAGAGGGGGCAATAGCAATTACTGGGACGCCCGTAGTTTGGAGCAGTACAAGGATGAATTAGGCAAACAGGAGGAAAAAGTAAAGGCGTATCGTAAATTTCAGATGGATGTCATCAAACAGATAGATTCCATGGAAAGCAGGATAGACAGAGTTATATTGTACAGCAAGTACATAGATGGTCTGACCTGGGAAGAAGTAGCAAAAGAAACGGGGTATAGCTTTGGTTATGCCCGCGGATATCTAAAAAGCGTGGCCCTTAATCATTTTTTTATTAAATATAATAAGCAATTCTACAAAATAAATAGCAAATAGAATAAACTCAGTACAAAATAATACATAGAGTCGTGGTATACTATATAGTAAAGAAGTGTGAATAAGGGCGCATCGAATAGGTGACGCCCTGTTTTTATGTCAAAAATTGAACAGGGGGTAGGGGGTATAGGCAAAGGGTACCGCTTCCCCGGAAGCCTAAACCAGTTAAGGGCGGTGAAATCATGTTGACAAGAATATGCAGCATATGTGGGCAGATACATCCACAAGGACAGCCTTGCCCGCAGGCTTCCAAGCGGCACAAAGAATATGATACCGAACATAGAAACAAGGGGGCGGCCCGAATCTACCACGGGACGACATGGCGCAGGCTGAGACGTATCATCATGGCCATGGCGAATGGGTTGGATGAGTACGAACTATATGCTAATAATCACATTGTTAAAGCAGATACTGTACATCATATAGAACCGCTGGAAGATGAGCCAGGCAAAGCCTATGACATTACCAATTTGATAGCTGTAAGCAGAAAGACACACGCTAAGATACATGAAGCGTACAACCGCTCAGAGGCTGATAGTAGCGCGATTAAAAATATGTTGAAGCGGATTGCCGGGCAGCACACCGGTGGGGGTGTTTGAAAAAGTTTTTATTACTCCTCAGGTCCCCGCGAGCCCTCTCATCTTTCGCAAAAAATCCCCGATGGAGGTGATCAGAAATGGCAACGCCACGAAAAAGACTGTCCATGTGCACGAAACACATGACGAAAAAAGAGAAAATCGACAAGCAGCAAGCAGAAAAACGGCTAAAAGTGGCACGGGACCAGTTGAAGCCACCTGATTTTTTGCCGGATATCGCCAAAGACGAATTTTGCCGGGTGGCCAAGGAAGCGGCCGGGGCGGATTTTTTGGATAACCTCGATTTATCGATTTTAGCTATTTATGCTGACAACTGGGCTAAATATATCCGGGCATCTGAAGCCATTCAGCGGGAAGGGCTGACATACGAAACAGCCAAAGGGAATATTTTCCCATCTCCATACGTCAATATTGCCGATAAAGCCGCTGCTATGATTATGCGGTGCAGCAGTAAGCTGGGACTTGCCACGACGGACCGATTGAAATTGATCATTCCGGAAAAAGAAGAAAAGCCAGCCAACAAATTTATCAAGCTGCTTGACGCGTAAGCATGAAAGACCATACGACCGAGTACGCACGGCTGGTATTGAGTGGCAAACGGCTGACTGGCCGGACAGAAAAGCTAGCGTGCAAACGTCATATTGACGACATGCACCGGAAAGGGTTCCCGTATATTTTCGACGTCGAAGAAGCCGAAAAGCATATCAAAATAGCGAATACGCTAACCATCGGCGAAGGGACTGAAAAACGGCCGCTTGTTACCAGAGGGTTTCAGAATTTCATTATCGGATCTATCTTTGGCTGGCGTAAAAAACGAAGTAAAGAGCGGCGATATCGTGAAGCCTACGTACAAATGGGGCGGCAAAATGGCAAATCTTTCATAGCCGGTGAGCTCTGTAACGACTTTGCCACGTTTTCCGGGTATCATAACGGCAATGTGTTCTGTACGGCTACAAAAATGGACCAGGCTAAAATCGTATGGAAAGAGGTAAAGAAATTTATCTATTCCGACAATGATTTGAAGCAGCTGTATAAGG